TTGTGAGATTAGTATATGTAATGCCGCTTTATACTATCATCCTTCCAGACAATTATTAAAATTAACTCTTATTTGTTTAATATTAAATCAAATTAATTATGTTAGAATTCCTAAAAAAACACAATGTGACAGTATTAAATATGAACGAAGCGTTCACATTTAATATAAGAGAGAAAGTATTAATCGAATCTTTTATTAAAAAAGATGAGATTAAAAACAATATCGTAAAAACAGAATTTTTTACACAATCAATGAATAATTTTGTAAAAAATAGTTATACAATATTGATCGAAACAAAAAGTGAAAAACCTAAAATTGTATTAAACATTTATCATCAAAATGATACATGCTACATCAGAGGTGTTGGTTATTATGATAATGTGGTATATGAAAAACATATATCTGTTCATCAGATATTATCAATACTTGGAGAATTTATGAGTTTTAATAAAATCAAAATTCTTCTTGAGGACTATGCGACACTTTCCTTAAAGATGAGGAAAGATATATTCCCAAACAAAAATACAAACCTTCTCCAAGAAGGTAATAAAACTATTATTGAATTCAAAACAGGAAAACCAAAATACGACGATTATTAATTTATGTTATTTTAACAATTGTCTGGAAGGATGATAGTATAAAGCGGCATTACATATACTAATCTCACAAGAATATGGTTTAATTCTTGTCAATCAGTATAAGATATTGGTTCAAGTCCAATTCATCCTACTATGAGTAACGAAGAATTTAATAAGTTTTATAAAGAAAACTACAAGTATGTTTATAATCAACTACTCTTTATACTAAAAAATGAAGAAATAGTTGAAGAGCTCATCAACGACATATTCTTAAGAATATATCGTGGAAACTATAATTATAATATAACCAAAAGCTTATTAAAAACAATATGTAAGAATGCAGCTATTGATTATATTAGAAAGAAAAAAGAAACCAAACTATCAGTTGATAATGAAGACACTGGATTAAATAATATCATAACAGATAATACAAATCCGTTATCAGATATTATTAAAGATGAAAATATTAAAATACTTTATAAATCTATAAACAAACTAAAAGAAGATTCTAAAGTAATTATGTATTTGATTCTACAAGGTTATACTTACCAACAGATAGCTGATAAAAGAAAACTTAAACTGGGTACTGTTAAAAAAATGGTATTCCAATCAAAGAAACATTTGAAAAAGTATATCAATTATTTAAATTAACATTATTAACCATTATTTCATTAGCAAAGTATGAAAGAAATCAAATTTACAAACTATCTTGTGATGATGTTTACTTGCATTCTTTGTGCCGTTCTGGCTTTTCACGTATTGGAATACTCATTCAATGTACAAAATATTGAGATGAGTAAGACAATGGAGAAAAGTAATGAAGTTATCTTAGTAGTAAAACAATCCGTAGAAACTACGGTATCTTCTGATTATGATAGCAATATCAAATCATTGGAGCTACTAAAAGTTACTTTTAGAGAGGACACAGAGAATAGATTTACACCAATCAATCCAGTAGATACTTAGGTCAAGGGTTATCCGATATTCACGATAACCCCACCAAAAAACAGAAATTAAGATTGATTAGTAAAAACAAGAATAAACTTGTAAAAATTCTGAAATATGTGTCAGTGTCACATATGAGTGTAAAAAATCAAATTTTTAAAAAGGATATGAACGAAATTAAGAAGATTAAATTTTCTTCAATCGGTGAGTATATGAATTACAGACAAATTCACGTAGACGCAATAGAGCGTTTGCAAAAACTAAACACCGAAAACGAAGTTGTCATTAAACAAATCAATAGACATCAAGAATACTTGTTGTTTATTGATATGATTTTGAACAATTCATTCTTTGAGTCTTCTCAAGAACTATTATTCAATGGAATTAAGATTGACCCAATTCTATTTCCTAACATCGACGTTAAGAAACTATACGACGGTGTAAAGCTTTTACAGCTTACTCCTGATGGAACAAAACAGTTATCAATTGAATTTGATAACAACCCTGTTGAAGAACCGAAAGAAGTAACTATTATAGCTAATGTAGAAGATTCAGGAGAAATAGTTTCAACCATCAAAAAACTATTCAAAGAAAAAGGAGGTAATATCACGACTGTTGTAGAAGCTTCCTTATTGTATGGTCAATACAATAATAAAGTATTTGAATTAGTTGGTTTGTATGAACTCATCGAAGATCTTGCGGAAAGATTTCCGTTTGTAAGGAAATTGCCACAAGTAAACAATGCAGGTAAATTCTTTCTTAAACAAATTAAAGAAGGTAATAGCCCAGTAAAAGCTATGCTAAGTTTGAGAATGAAGATGGAAAACTATAACATCCTACTTATCGGTCAATTCTTTGGATGGATTTTGGAAAATACTTTCAATCAAAATCAGAAAAATGAATTGTATGATGGATGGAATTGGTCTCAATATCAATCCGCAATCAACACTGCTTTCCGTTTAGTAGTAAATGAAGAAGATCTCTTGAAAAGAGAAAGAATTGAGAAAGATAAAATTTCAGATACACTAATCGCCAAAGACCATAACAGAGTCTTTGAATTGATGTCTGATGACTTCATCAAGAAATATTACATAACTTATGTAAATCATTTGAAAGATGAAGCTAAGAAAGAGTATTTAACAAAAGAAGGGGAAATTAATCCTAAAACATATCATCGTGTAATCGAAGAATGTATTTCTTATGGATCCGATTTGCGTCGTTCTGCTTTTGCAGAAAGAGCAAGAAAGAAATACGAAGAAAATGCGTATGATAAAAATTAAAATCAAATTTAAAAATTAACAAAATGAAAAAATACGTTAATTTCACTTTAACGTTGGTGTTTGTTATAACAATTGCAGCACTGAATGTAACAAATATATACTCATCAAGAGATAAACCAACGTTCGTAAAAAAAGTGGAACTGAGTTTTCTTAATAAACCAGTTCAAGAAGTCGCAATTATACACAGTGTAGATACTGTATATAAACAAAAGGTCATTAAGAAAACCATTCACGATACGGTTTTTATAGACCCATTTAAAGATAACTACTTTGATGTAGTTGGTAATTTAAATTTAGTGTCAAACAATTAACAATTATCTGGTATAAGGCGGGGCAGGTGCTTTCATATCGCCGAAGATGGTTATAGACCGTCCAACTAGAAACAAAAGTCCGATACAGGGGAACGTAAGAAACAGTGTATCAAAAAGAAAGCTAAGTAGTATACATCTGAACAAATGTATAACAGTATTATACCGATACTGGCGTAATTATAGGTAGAACCTTAATTCTAAATCTGATTCCGAATGATAAAATTAGAAACTGTATGTTAGTAAGTAGACGTACTGAAAATATGACAGCTATTCTGCAATGAATAGGTCTTTAGACGATTAACGCTAAGGATTTTGGCATAATCACAGCTATCAGTAAAATAGCCCTCTTTAAGAGTATAAGGAATATGTGTAATAGAATATTATTTATTAGGATGAATTGATGAAAATTCAATTTAAATGTGATTGTTACGATATGTATAAATAAGTAACGAATTAAGAAGGAGAGCGTATATGTCCAAAGTATACGTTATTGCTAAGATGAACACAAAGATACTCCAATATCTTGAATTTGGTTTAAGTCCCAAAAGATTTCAGTAATAATGGCAAAGAGTAAATCCAACGCAGAGAGAATGCGACTCAAAAAGAATGTCGAGTTTATATAGTTATGACATTTAAATATATGGAACTATATCTCACCGAGTGGAGTAACACAGGGTTATACTACTTGTTTGCCCCTTGAAGGCAAAGAGGTAAAGGTTACTACTCCTTATAAGTAGCTTGTTGTTCAAGTAAAAAAACACGCAGTAACTATTCACCAGTATGCCTGCGTAATAAAAGTCATAGGTTTGTACTATCAATAGTATTAATTCAGTTGTAAGAATTAATACAAACCTTCAGGTACAGGTATAGGTACGAGACTAAGAGTTTGGTAACACTCGGTCAAAATTACTACTTTTAATTAACTCAAATTAATTTGAGTAAGTGTTGTGAGTACTCAACAGAACTCTCAAAATAAGCCATTTAGAGACGATTTAAGCCACTTTTATAATTTAGATAATCATTTCTATCTAAATACAAATATCGGTGGTCTAAGGGCTTGATAATAGTCTCTATCAACGTATTACGGTTCTTTTCATCAATCGACAAGGGTTAGGTGAACAGGATATCATAGTAAACACTACAAAGTTGTATGTCTATACGTAAAATTCTAAAGTAGTAAGAGTATGACACAGTTAATATTTATCGTAATATAAGGAGATTATAATAATTGATACAGATTATTATAACTCAAAGCATCACCAACGTCTCTTGGGATACTATTAAACATACTGTATCATTTTCGTATATCGGATAATTTTCGATAATTAATTTCACTAAATTAACAAATTTTATTAAAATTTCAAGAAGATGTAATTCTTATAAATTCTATAAAGTGGAGTAGTATAGTAAAACGTTGTAGCTACCAAATATTTAAGCACACGTGAGAATTTCCACACATCTTGGGTAAAATTAAGCAAGTTGAATCAAGTCATTTATCTATCCTATAAACGGTAAACTGCAATGTTCCGCAAAACACTGTAAGACAACGAGTAGGAAATAGAAAATGAATAAAAAATTAAATAAAAAAATAGTTAAAATCAAATTTAAGTTTAATCAAATAAAAATAGTAACATTATGAATACAAATAAAAATAAATCAGTATACGCAACACAACCAGTAGGCTCATTCTTATCAGATCTATACAAAGTTCGCAAACACGTTTTAACAGACGAAGATGTTAAGAAAATCGATTTGGAAAAAACACTTCAAGTTTTTGGAGTAGAATCGATCGAGGTGAAATCTCTTAAGAAGATTAGAGTAATCGACGGTCCTGAACAAATTATGATCAACGACGATGAAAATTTGGTATTTAATCAAAATACAAAATTTGATGCAAATATCGATGCGATAGAAACTGACAAAACTATCATCGGCGATAAAGAAAAAGCATACCGTGTTTGTTCACTACTGAATCAAGAAAGCCTTGAGAAAGTACAAAAACTTATCGAAATGCTTCAAGAAGCCGAACTATCTTTGAAAACAGTTATAGAACAACAAAAAGAAGCATTAAAATAATATGAGTTCAATTAAATTAGATAAATGGACTTTAAACCATTTACACGAACTAATTGAAGCATACATTCCACAATATAAAGATCATTTATTATTAAACGATGGAAACTTAATAAAATATGAAATAAAACCAAAGTGGTGGGCTCGTCTGTTAGGACGAACTATAAATACTGATTTCTTGACAGTAATTAAAGAAATCTTTAACAAAATGTCAAACAACCAATCTAAAGAGTTGTTTTCTAAATCATTCTTAGACAATGATAAAAAGGAACTTATTGATATTTTGTATATGCTTCATGTATTTGCTATCAATAAAATTGATAGTGAATTGAAACAAAACGTATGCCAGCAAACACAGCATCATAGTATCGATGATGACGATTCTACGATAATCTATACTGCTGATGGACCCTATAGAGTAACAACAATTCCGATTTACATTAAACAGAAATACGGAGTTGATTTAACCATTGAAGAATTGGTTCAACAAATTAAAAATCATTATCGTGTATAACGATAACTATTAGGACTGACTTAGATTCGTCCCAAAATAGAAAATAATTAGAACAATAATCAAACTATCATAGCTTAGGACTATGACAATAAAACGATACTATTATACCAGGACTGACCAAGATTCGTCCCAATACAAAATAATAGGTTTAACAAATATTCATAGAAGCATACCTCTTAGTATTAGCCAGAATAAATGTTATATTGTTCAACAGCATAAGTAATCCTGGTATCAATTCGGATACCAGTGATTACTCCTGTTGTCTTAATAGAGACTGTTTTCGATAACAAAACAGGGCTACTCACCTTCTCATAATTATAAATCAAATAAAATTGTATATATTATGGGAAATCAAAATACTATCAGCAAAATCGCTGAAAACATCAAAGTGATGAAAAAGAACTGGGATATTATTCGTCAATTTAATATTTATGATAAAGGACGAAAACCAGATTTCGATTTGAAAAAAATCTATGAGTCTAATTTAAAATTAGAAAAAGAAATTGTTGAGTTAAAATTGGATTCGTTGGCCTTTAATTTGGGTTTAAAGAGTAGAGACGAACTTCCAAAAAATAATGCGTATACTACAATTTACATACTATCTCAGCTAAAAAGTAAGCGAGATAACTTAAAAACTATTAAAGCAAACAAAGATAAAGATCAAGAAGTAGTATTTGATTATAAAACAATTAGAGAGGAGATAAATCGAATCTCTAAAGAAATTCTAAGACTTGAAAATGAACTAACTTTGTTTAACAATAAATAATTTTTACTATGTATATTGTAAATAACGATACTGTAATCAACAAATTCGCTTGCTTTATCTTAGAGCTGAAAGAAAAACTAAAATTTCCTCCTGTTGTTGTAGATTACTACCAACCATTAGAAAGTTTGTATTTTGAACAAATAACTAATTTGGGATTGCCTATAATGGGAGATGGAATTTTTGGACAATATTGTAATAGAGATGAAACTGGAGATCGTTTACTAAGAGATTTATTTAGTAGTTCTGTAAATACCATACTAAAAGAATCACCAAAAGTTAATGAACTTTTAGAAAAAATATTATTTAGTAAACTAAGTCAAGAACATTTACCAACTAAAAACATTGTTTTTCTAAATGTACCAGATAGTGTAAAAGCAAAGTTAAAAGAAGGTTTTAAAAATGTTGTTGAATTAAATTTAAATTCAACAGATAACGACAATATGGGTTCTTTAATAAAAACACTTGACGATTGTGAGGTTGTTGAAGATATCTCAGAAGAAGTTATTAAAATGTTAGAATAACAAAAACATTAAGATTATTCAGGTAGACTCCCGTAAGAGGATGAAACGTTTCGATACGTTTATAATCACAATATGATAATAAAAGATAAAAAAGTCATAGTATATGACATAGAAGTTTTACGTAATTGCTTTACTTGCACTTTATGTGATACAGAAAGCAATGATATAATTACATATGAAATATCAAATCGTAAAAATGATTTATCAAATATTATCAAATTCTTCAAAAGTAATTATTATTTTTGTGGATATAATAACAAACATTATGATGATCCTATCATAAATTATATACTATCGTATTATGATGTTATGATTAGAAAGAATTATTATGAAGTTTGTCAATCTATCTTTAATTTATCACAAGTAATCATCAATTCAAACGATGATGGTTTTGATAAATGGAGAACTCTAAAATATGCTAATTTATTTAGTTCTTTCGATTTATTGATGCTTTATTTTAGCAAAGCTTTAAGAGTCAGTCTTAAAGAAATGCAAATAAGTATGATGTATAAAAATGTACAAGAATTTGTATTTGATTGGAATAGTTATATATCTGATAAAGATATAGATAAACTAATTCAATATAATATAAATGATGTACAATCTACGACAGAATTGTTACACAAAACTGTCAAAGATATTGAATTACGTCTTGACATTGAGAAAGAATATGGATTAGATGTATTATCAAAAGATGGTATGAAAATTGGTATCAGTATATTAGAAAAGATATATTCTGAACATACTGGTATTAAAAAAGAATTGTTACGCCAAAGTAAATCTTTATATAAAGAAATTCCATTAAAAGATATAATTTTGCCAATAATTGAGTTTAAAGATAAAAAATTAAAAGCATTATTGGATAGAATGAAAGAAAAAGTATTAATAAATACAAAATCTGAGTTTAAAGAAGAAGTCATATTTGATGGAGTTAAATATGTATTGGGTACTGGTGGTATCCATACTAAAGATTCACCAGGTATAATAGAATCTACAGATGAATTTAAAATAATTGATTCAGATGTAGCTTCATACTATCCATCATTGCTTATAAACTGGGAGTTTTATCCTAAACACTTAGGAAAGGCTTTTATAGACGTTTATAAGCATATTTATAACGAAAGATTATCTGCTAAACGTAACGGTAATAAAACTGTCGCAGAGACGCTTAAATTAGCGTTAAATGGAACATATGGTAATCTTATTAATGAACATAGTTGGTTATACGACAGGAAAGCAGCTATGTCTATTACTATAAATGGTCAATTATTATTATTGATGTTGGCTGAGAGACTAACTGAAGTTGGTTGTAAAATTATTTCAGCAAATACGGATGGGTTGACTTACTCGGCGCGAAATGGTTCTGAAGAATACTTGATTGTTTGTAATGATTGGGAAAAATATTCTAAAATGAATCTAGAACACGTTTGTTATAGTAAGATAATTCGTTATGCTGTAAATGATTATATAGCAATTAAAGAAGGTTTCGATCCAACATCTAATAATAGTAAAGACTATTTAAAAGAAAAAGGTATTTTCATAACAAATCCAAGATTAGGTAAAGGGTTAACACCTTTAATAATACCTAAAGCTATACAGGCATACTTTTTATATGGTATACCTGTAAAAAAATTCGTAATGTCTGCTATAGATATTAAGGATTTTTTAATGGCTGAAAAAACTGGAAAACAATGGTTTGTTGAACACAATGGTGTTTTACAGCAAAGAACCAATAGGTTTTATGCTGCTGTTAATAAACCATACTTATGGAAATACAAATTTGTAAAAGATAATGAAGGTAATGATATGAAATCTTACTCGAACATGCTGGTAGGTTTTGGAGTCTCCTTGTTGAATTCATTAGAAGGAGATAAGATTCCTATAGAGGAATATGGAATTGACTATCGTTATTATCTTAGAGAGATTAATAAATTAATTAACGAAATAGAGCCAAAACAATTATCATTGTTTTAGCATATCATATCTTTATTTGGCTATAAATGTATAACAGTATGCCTAATTTAGATATAGATTTAAACAAAATTTCCGATTTAGGGCTAACACTAAATCAGTATGTTTTTTTAAAATCTCATTTGCCTAATAAGGTAAAAGGGATAAAAAACTACGTTAAAAATCATATAACTAATGAGGATGTATCTAAATTAATCGAATTAGGTTATATTGATAATACATCTTCATTAGATTCTGTAAATTTTACAGATTTATGGTATTCTATGAATATGGGTGAATATAATGATGATTGGTTTAAGTCTTTTCACGAAAGATTCCCAACATCAGTAAATAGACCAGATGGTTCTAAAGATTACTTAAGAACTAATTTGAACAGGTGTAGAGCTCTTTATCGAGAAATCGTTAAAGATAACTATGATACTCATTTACGATTATGCTCAGCCGTAGACAAAGAAATCCAACTAAAAAGAAAATATGGTAAAATGTCATTCTTTAGAAGAATGGATAATTGGTTAAAGAACGAATCTTGGCTTGAAATAGAAGCTATAGATGAAAATCCAACAAATAATATACAAACATATGGAACCACAATTGCGTAGATTAAGAATATCACATATCAGCAAAGCTGCTGATGAAGCGGTATCTTATATTAAAGCAAGAAAAGATGGTGAAATAAAATCATTGAAAACAAGATTTAAAAAATTCAATGATTTGTGTATGGGAGGATTTGAACCAAATACTATTTATACAATAGGTGGAATATCAGGTTCTGGAAAATCAGCTTTAGTAAATTTATTTGAAACTGATTTTATAGATTTAAACCCAGATACTCCTGTATGTGTACTATCATTTCAATTTGAAATGTTAGCTTCAAAAACAGTTAGTAGAAAATTAAGTTATAAACTGAAAAGAAATACATCTTATCTATTTTCAGCAACAAATCCAATCGATGATAAAACATTAGATTGTGTTAAAAATACCGCTGAATCTCTTAAAAAGTATCCTGTCTACTATGTAGATACTCCTGGTACAGTTACTGAGATTAAAGCTACTATTGATTATTTTCGTGAAACAGTGGCTAAAGATAAATGGTTAGTAATAATCATTGATCACTTGCTACTAATAAATAGTGAAAATAAATCAGATAAATCAGCCATAAGTGAGTTAGAAAAATTATTTATGTCTGAAAAAAAAATAGGACTAACTACAATCATACAGTTAGCTCAACTCAATAGAAATATTGAATCAAAAGAAAGAATATCTAATAACAATCTTCATTATCCTCAACGGAGTGATATAAGTACTGCTGATGAAATATTTCACGCATCTGATTATATCATTATAGTTCACACTCCAGAGAAATTAGGTATATTGGAATATGGTCCACATAATGTAGACTGTACTGGTAAAATATATCTACATTTTTTAAAGAATAGAGAAGGTGAGTTAAAAATTCTTAAGTTTAAGAATGAACTCTGGAGAAATGATATTGTTGATGATACTGAATAAATTAAAAATTATATACATATGAATACATTCCACGTACAACTTCCTAGCTATAATAACGATAACAACGGTTTCTATAAAAAAGCAATCCTTGACACTATTGCAAACAAGTATCCTTGGTTGACAGTAGCTGGTCTTGATGCTCCATTTTATATGGAGAGTGGTAAAAAACTTCGTGGTGTTCAAGATGCTGGTCCAGGTTCTTTGCTAACATTTGGAACTGCTAAAAATCACGATGTTAACTGGGTTGAGCGTAATACTTACGCTACAGAAAAAGGATACCATCCTATTCTAAACCCTATCACTAACTGGAATACTGTTATGGATAAGCTATATAAGTTCGCAATGGAACGTAAACCATTGCCTAAAGTGAATGTATATAATCAAATGTATCAAGATCGTACTGTTGCTAACGATCGATTCGTAATCGGTGGTAAGAATGTAACCATCACCGATGATTTTGTTTTTGTAGGAACAAAAGCACTTCCTCGAAAACTGACAACTAACGTGTACCAACGTATGGACAAAAATACACGTGATCAATTAGTAGGATTCTTAGTGATTGCTGAAAAGTTGTTTGTTTAATAATTAATATTTATTAGTAAGCAACAATTCTATCATAATTTTTCATACTTTATCATATCCTAACATAATTGTTGCTAGTTTTTATTATTTTATGGTACTACCAGAAGAAAAAAGAAAAGCAACAAACCCAAATCCAAGATTTTTCGTATTCTTTGGGAAGCCTAAAGTTGGAAAGTCCAGTCTGGCATCTGCTTTAGAGGACAACCTTATCATTGATTTAGAAAAGGGATATACCCACTTAGATGCTTTAGTTGTAGAAGCCAATTCTGTACAAGATTTAGGTGAAATCGCTAAAGCAATAAGAAGTAAGAATGAAGAATTAGGAAGAAAAGCATATAAGTATATCACCATAGACAATGGCACTAAGCTTGAGTCTATGGTTGAACCTTATGCTTTACAATTATATCGAGATACTCCTATGGGAAAAAACTATACAGGAAGTATCTTAAAATTACCTCAAGGTGCAGGTTATCTATATCTTAGAGAAGCTTTCTTTAAGGTATTAGATCAATTCAAATCATTATGTGATACTCTTATATTGATTTGTCACTGTTCTGATAAACTAATCAATAAAGAAGGTAAAGATTTGACAGAAATGACAATAGACTTGACTGGTAAAACAGCAAGATTAGTAGCAGCTGATGCTGATGCAATAGGTTATTGTTATAGAGAGAAGAATCAAGTACATATGAATTTTAATGGGGGAGGTGATGCAGTAGTAGAAGCTCGTCAACCACATTTAAGAGGTCAAGATATAGTTGTATCAGAAAGTGATGAAAATAACAATATCACATATTATTGGGACAAAATTTTTAAATAAAAAAGTAAGATATGTATAACTTAAATGATTCAATATCAGTAGAGATTAATTCCTCCGCGAATTATATTAACGCTGGTATTCAAGATAATATCACAATTACAGAAGTTCGTAAAGAAACTTCAGTAGGTGGAAATAAATTTATTGAGTTTAAATTTAAACAGGATGTGACTAATTCTGTAGCTACACATACTGAATGGGAACCTACTAAAACGTCAATGGACACTGATGAAAGTTTTAAAGATAAATGTAATAAACAATTTACACGTATTTTAAGAATTCTTTTGTGTTACTACACTGAGGAACAATTAAAACAAGCTGCATCATCAGTTACTTTGAACTCCTTTGACGATCTGGGTGATTTCGTAAAAAGAGCTTTGGAAAAAGCTGATTTATCAAAAAAGCTCAGAGTTAAATTTGTATATAATGATAACGGTTATATTACGTTACCAAAGTATACTAAATACTTGTTTATCGAACCAATGTCAGTAGAAAATACTACAATGCGAATCTTATCTATTGATAAAATAGAAAGACCAATTAAAGCAGATGTTGAAGATATGACTGATTTTGGAAAATCAGTAGACAATAAAGAAAAGAAGAGTGATCTACCATTCTAATTAAAATTCATTTGTTTTGTATTTTAGCATACTATATTAAGTTTGTGTCAAATTTTAGTATGGTATCGTTTAAAAGTGGTAAATTAAGCGTATATTAAATATGTATGATTTTGAAAGAGCCATAAGTAATAATGAATTTGAACTAACTTTGAATGAACAGTTTCAGATATACAGTAGATATTTGAAAAATGTAGAAGTAGGTAAACCTATCAAATCGCCATTTAGAGAAGATAGAAACCCATCTTTTGCATTGTTTCTTTCAAGGAAATCAGGTAATCTAATGTTTAAAGACTTTTCCACTGGTTTAAGTGGTGATGTTGTAAAATTTATAATGAATATAGAGAAATGTAATTATAAAGAAGCTATAGAGTATATTAAGTACAAAAAACCTATAACTAACAACATCAATTTGTTATATATACCAAAATCTAAAGAAATTAAATTTGGTATAGTACGACAACCATTTACTCAAAAGGATATTGAATATTGGTCTGGTTTTCATATATCGATGAGCACTTTAAAACACTTTAACGTGTTTTCAATAAAATACTTGTTGATAAATGATTTAGTCAAATATAAATATACCTATTCTGAGCCGATGTATGCTTATAAAATACAAAATAAATTCAAAATATATAGACCACTGTCTGATAAAAAAGATAAGTGGCGAACCAACACTTCTGAAAATGATATACAAGGTTATCAACAATTACCTGAAAAAGGTGATGTGTTGATAATTACAAAATCATTGAAAGATGTAATGGTGTTATATGAATTAGGTATTAGTGCTATCTCACCTAACAGTGAAGGTACATTAATACCTTCTCATATAATAAATGATCTAAACGAAAGATTTAAGAATATCTATATTTTGTATGATAATGATAAAGCAGGAATTAGTGCATCAAAAGTATTAAGCGATACAATAGGTAAAAAAAGAATATTCTTAGATGAAGAAAAAGATATATCAGATTACATTAAACGATTTGGATTAAATCAAACAAAAAAAATGATATATGAAAAAATTGAAATCATTAAATGAAGTAAATTATTCGGAAAATGGTTTAATTTTATTAAAAATAACAAAAAATCCTAAGCTCATTGTGAGTGGTGGATTTTTTTTACATAAATCAAGCAATGTAGTATTAGATAACGGGTTGCATTTAATGTATAAAAGTCTATTAGATAGAATGAAATTATTGAAAATAGATTTATTAGTCGAATTAGACGAACCGTCTAAAAAACTACACGTTATAAATTGGAATAGTAAATATACCGATAATATCGCTACTTATAACTTATTGCTAAATTTAACAAAAAGTTTTCCGGAATTAAGTGTAAAAAATATACTAAGATTTGGACCAACTGTACAAATTGAAAGTCTGAATAAAATACTAAAAGAAAATAATACAAATACAATTGAGTATTTGGTAAAAGTACCTTCTGAAAAGAACACGACATATAGGTACAATGTTTAATTATGTTAATTAAAAAATTAATCAAATTATGAAAATTCTTAAAAAAGACATATCTGAAATTATAAGTTTCGGAGATAGTTTGTCATTAGAAGTAGGTCAAAAGCCACTATTTTTAAAATTATATAATCGTTTTAAAGAAGATCTAAAAAACTATTATACAGTATATGGTAACAAATCTGTAAATATAAGTTCTAATGATAATTATAAAAATCTACTATTTGATAAAGAAATTGGAAAAGATACAGTATTATTCAACAGAATAGTAGAAAGAAATGTAAAATCAACGTATTTACATAAAAATCATTATAATTTTATATTGACCGAAAATCCCAGCACTACGTTGGATGAAAAAAATACGTATGCTTCTACTTATAAAGACGTAGAAAAATACTTTAAAATGCACGTAATACATTATGTAGCTAAAAAAGCTTTGATGATTTATGGGCACAGAAAAAAATATTACGATGATTTGTATGATTTTTTTGGAACACCTTCGGATGAGAAAGCTCTAAAAGAATATCTCATAAAGGTAAAAGACTTAACTGTAAGGTATTCTCATTTGACAGTTCCTAACAATACTACAAAAGAATTTGCTACTGTTGATGATACTAACTTTTATGAATTATACGAAAAGTTTGAATATAAAAGAAATTATAACAGATTAGCATTATATTTTGGTTATTCTTCTACTTTAAACAAATTTAAAAATAAAGAATCACTAACTATAACTAATGTTGTTAATAGTACTTATAACAGATATGACTTTGTTTTGAACATTTTGAATAAAATTTCAATATCTAAAGAAGTAACACATATAAACCCTCATAACGGAAATGTGTTGAAAAGTAGAGCTCGTTTTGCTATAAATGAGGAAGATTCTGAACAAGTTGCTAAACTAACAGTTATATTAAAAAATGTTAATGATTTTAATGAAGCGTTAAGCTCTAAAGTTAAAATGATTGTTAACAATAATACAAACGATGGGTTTATATTTAGAACAGTCAAAGGAAAATGGATTAATTATTATTACTCTGTTAATAATTATGAAAATTCTTTATATAAACTACACGTTTATTCAAAGCGTAACGATTGTAATTATGGATCTTCTGAAGATTGTGGTACACTTTTCAATTCTTGTATGAGGTATCCTAATAATTATCCTCAAATAAAATGGTATAGTAAAAACCCATACGCATCTCTTTTAATATTAGTAAATCCTAAAACAGATAAAATAATAGGAAGATGTGTGTTATGGACTTTAAATGGAAAGAAGTATTCTGATAGGGTATTCTATACAAATGAAAGAACCAGATTGAGATTTGACAAATATCTTTCTGAAAATTCTATAAAAAGCGTTTACAACGATGGATTTCCAGAAAAGTTTCAAGTTCATTATAGAACATTTAGATCAATTCCTTATTTTGATTCATTCAGAGGAAATTATGTTTATGACAATGAAAACAACTTGTTTCGTAGTAATTCATCAAATAGTACGTTTATATACAACAGTAGAGTTTTTGACACTCATACATTAAGATGTGCATATTCTGGAAGTAGGGACAAAAGAAGACTAAAATATGTAAATGTTTACAAAGGAGATGAGGTTAAAAATATCATAGTTCATACGGATTATATTTTTAAAACAGAAGTAAATGGTAAAAATATTGAATTAGTCTTATTCAATAGTTTGATACAAAATTTACCGAAAACAAGTAACGCTTTTGTACACATAGATCAAGATGATGGAAAAGCATACGTTTCAGATGAAGCATATAAAAAGTTAAAAGAATTAATATACACACGTATGTTTGACGAATGTTATAATTATATAATAGCTCCAAATATTATCATGGATGTATTAATTAAACGTGAGTTTAATTTAGGGTATAATCTCTATACTTCACATAATTATACAAATAATCTCTATCAAACATTATGTAAATTACGTAAAAATAACATTATGGTAAGTATAACTGAATCATTTTCAAAAGAATACAAAAACATAATGTTTTTTGAATTAAAAGATGGTAGTTATGTAATTAATGAAAAAGTGTTAGAGAAATTTTACAAAAATTATTGTGAAATAGTATCTCCTAAATTTTTAGACCTTATTAAATATTTTGTACAATGTTTTGAAATTTATTTTAATTCATTGTATCAAAAACATCTTTCAGATGTTACTGAATCAAATAAAGTTGAAAACAATATAAGAAGTAAAGTACTTCTTGATAATACAAGGAAAACATATGACAACGTTGCTTAACAATAATATTGACAAAGAATTATTGAAAAACTGTTGCAAAATTCAATCAAGTTACGTTGAAGATACTGAAATTAATGATTTTGTTAAAAGCTATATAACTTCATTAAATTTAGAGTATAATGAAGATAATTTTGGTAATATTTACGTTACTAAAGGCGACGGTAAAAATGGATATAAATGTATAGTATCACATACAGATACTGTACATTCTATAAAACAAGACAGAGATGTATTTGAACACAATGGGTTTTTATACGCTATGTGTTTAAATACAACAACAAATATAATCTCTCAATGTGGAGTTGGGGGTGACGACAAAGTTGGTGTTTATATGTGTTTAAAAGCACTAACTGACTTCGATGATATTAAAGTTGTATTCTTTAGATTCGAAGAATCTGGTAGAAAGGGTAGTAGAGCTTGCGACATATCTTTCTTTAAAGATTGCAATTTGATAGCTCAACCCGATAGAAAAGGGAATACTGACTTCATCAGAACTTCTGCAGGTGTAGAAATGTGTTCTGATGAATTTGTAAAGGAGTGTGAAAAACACTTCTCAAAATTCAGTTATAAAGCTGAAAGAGGTATTGCTACAGATGTAGATGTCCTAAAGGAAAGAGGCGTTGATTGCTGTTGTTTCAACATATCTTGTGGATACTATCATCCACACACTGACACTGAAGTAATTTGTTTAGAAGATGTTGAAGTATGCTATCAAATAATATCTGATATATTTAACAATATGGGTGATACTAAATGGAAGCATACTTATACACCAACTAAAAGTGTATATGGTACATATACAGGTTATAGTGGTAAAAGTTACTCTTTTTCTAATACTATAGGAAAAACTTTGTTAGATGAAGAATTGGAAAATTCATTATTTTTAACAAAATATAACCCAGCCGAATCTAAATATAATGACTTAGTTGAAAGTGGTTATGAGAAATTTTGGGCTAATTTTAACTACGACTATTTATTCTATTACATTGGAGACAATGTCATAAAAGTAAACGAAGATGTAGTATACTTACACGAAGAGGATATATTTTATGATATTAATGAAAATAGTTATATTATCACAACCGATGAAGTAGATAAACTGTACAAAGAAATGGTAATTGTTGATAATAATGTAGAATTTGTATATTCTCATTATTATTCAGCTTGGCTACTAAAAGAAAACAGCGTATGGAATGAAAAAGAAGGTTGCTACAAACCAAGAGTCTTTAATATCGAATAAAAAAATTAAAAACGCCACTAAGATGGAACTGGATGGTAAAAAGTTCAGATCCAAATTAGAGGCGTTTACTTATTCTTTATTAAAAGATTATAAGATAGATAATAGATATGAAGAAGTTACGTATACGTTAATGCCCTCTTATAGATACATTGGATATGAATATCCATTAAAAAAGAAAACCGATAAAGGAGAAGCTATAAGAAGTATAACATATACTCCAGATTTCGTCATATCTGATAATATCATAATAGAGTGTAAAGGTTTCTCAGATCAAAAGTTTCCATTAAAATGGAAAATGTTCAAGAAACAATTACAAGACAAATATGGTGAAAATACTTATCTATTTTTAATAAAAAACCAAAAACAGGCAATAGAGTCTGTTGAAATCATTAAAAAACTATGCAACGACAAGAAGTAAGTATATCTTATTATGACGATAATAGTAGAATAAATAATTCAGCTATTATCAGGTTTTTGGACAGAGGTCCATCTTACTTTATAAAGTATATTAGAGGGGAATTACCTAAAGAGAATTCTCAATCTATGTTAATGGGTAGTGTTATACACAAATATATATTAGAAAAAAGTGATTTTTATAATACTTATATGTTGGATAACGCTCAAAACAAACCAAAATCAAACGAGCAAAAAAAATTCATCGACAATGTTATGAATAACACTGAAGATGAACATTTAATTAAAGTATATAGAGATATTTATTCAGTAGATAAACAATCTGACGATGTAGTGCTGAAAAAAGCATTAAAATTGTTAGAAGAGCTATCTGAATATAAACAACAACTCGAAAATAGCTCAAATAAAACGATCATAAGCTATTCTTTTCTTGAGAGATGTAAAACTATAGAAGAGAATATAAAACTTCATAAGAAGGCAAAAGAAATAGTTTATTTTGAGTCTGATGAATGGTATTCTGCAAATGAATTCCATATTAACTGGAATTATGAAGCTGAATATGGTTTAATCGAGTGCAAATCTTTATTAGACAGAGTGCGCATAAAGAAGGATAAAAGTGAAATTCAAATTATTGATTTAAAAACTACTGGTAATCCTTTTAAGTTTAACAAAAGTTTTACAGAGTATAGATATGATAACCAATTTTGTTATTATACTGAAAGTATTAAATGGTATGTAAAAAATATAATGAATTGGTCAGATGAAGATATAAACAATACTAAAATAACAGTTTATATAGTAGCTATAGGTACTATGAATGATATAGTGGTATATAGTTTTGATTCTGAGAACTTCAAAGACAATTATAATAACGTATTAAAACCAACAATGGATGAAATATCTTGGCATTATAATAACGACTTATGGGATTATGACAGGTTATATTATGAATCTGATGGCAGCATACCTTTCTATACTGTAAAAAATCCATTATATAACGATAAATGATGAATAAGAATGTTAGAAGTATAGCCACATCGATATTAAATGAACTATATGGTATACCGTACTACATTAGTGATAATTTTATAGCTGTTACTGACAAAGATACTAATAATGAATATCTTGATAACAACTATTTTATAGTGTACTCTAATTTAGATATTAGTACGCACAACGAGATTGTAACTGATTTAACTAATAAAAATCTATTGGTTAAACATTATGATCATAAAATTAATAATCGATGGTATAATATATTTGTAATAAGAAAAACATTACAAATAGTTAAAAGAGAAAAAGACATTGAGGAAAAGAATTTAAATCCCTCTTTATTAGACTATTATACCAAATACTCTAACAAAAATATTCCAATACCTATTTCTGATGAAAACTTTTTTCAATATTATATAGATGGGAACACAGGAGAAATTATCTTTTTTGATTCTGTTTGTTAATAAACTCTTATCAAATTTTTATTTATATGTTGATGAATATGGATTTCATTTCATAGATGGAGATGAAACCATTACTTTATCAACAGACATGAATGAAGCTTTAAGGTTTTTAAAAATAAAACAAACTTTTTCAAATTTGTTAGATAAAAAATATAAAGACTTATTTCAAATATTTGAAAATAGTAAATATTATAATGGAGCTTTATTTCTAAATAGCACATTTAATAAAAATAAAATATTTGCTATGTACTCAAGAAGAGTTAAAAACTCTTTCAAATATAAGAAAATGTATTATAACTATACTATAGATTTTGAATCTACTTACAGATGGGTTAAAGAACCAACTTTATACAAACTGATTATTAAAAGAAAGTATGAAGATAGGAATTCTTTTGTACATCTTAGAGATAATCTTGTAAAATATATTAAAAACAAGATGAATGCTAAAGTATTAAGTGATAAAACAAACAAATCTTTACAAGAATGTAATATTAAACTTAAAGCATTTAAGAAACAATTCCCTATAGGAAAGTATATTACATTTGAACAATATGTGATAAACAATACAATAGAAAACGTTATTAAAACAATAATGAAATAAAAAAAGACCAAGCATAACCATTTCGGTTGTACTTGGTCTTTTTTTTTCAAAAACGAGCTCTTGGTGAATAGTGTATTATTAAACTCTTCGTTTACTACCAACACCTGTAAATATACTTGAGCCACTTTTACCTTTGTTTTTATTTTTACCTTTATACTCTCTTGAATCCAAGTAAGAGTTTGGAAAACGTTTTGAGTATTTTGTATTATATACGTCTTTATTGTCCAGAACGTGATGTTCGTAGAAATGTCTACCCGGAATAAATTTAAACATATATCTTACAGATTTTGGAACTCCTTTCCAAGGTCCTTTTTTGATTACATCGTTATCAAATATTTGATCTATTTGAAATATTTGTAAGAGTGTTTTTTGAGATGTTAAAGGGTCATTAATAAGTTCAGCTAAAACCGTAAAAGTTCCCATTTTAGAAGCAATTTCACTTTCTGCACTACGTGTAATATAAGCTACCATTGCTTCTTCTTTCTCCATACCTTCAAACCAATCGTCTTCATCATCAGCAATCCATCTTGCCAAAGGAGTTAGTAAGAAGTAAAATATCATATGAAACATCATGTATGATAAAAGTGTTCTTATTGCAAATTTACTTACTTTATTATAAATTGAATATTGGTCTACATCTTCAAAAGCTTTTTTGGTATTATTAAATCTTCTACCACTTTCATTCTTAGTAGTTAAGTCTAACCAAAGATTTTTCACCATTATCCACATTGCAGTCCAAGCACCCATTTGTATTTGATGTGTTCTGAAATCATAATGTGGTGAAGCAAACATCTCATCATAAACTGAATACAACCAATTTCTATGTTGGAATGTAAATTGACCCAATAAAGAAGTGTTTATGATAGTTTTATCACTTTCCGATAGTTTACCTTCCAATCGTGTAGCCATCATATCTGCAGTAGATTTAATACGTAAATCAGTCTTATTGTTATAAGCTTCAGCCCACTCTCCTTCTAATTGAATTCCTTTTTCAGTAGTTTTTTTCATTAACTCATCATATAGATTACCTTTAATCTTTTTCCAAGCTTTTTTACCTTCTTTTCTATTATTTGCATAATATTTCTTTAAGAAAAGCTCTCTGTCTAATATTTCAGGTTTTATTTTTTCACCATTAACTTCTGTTATTAGTTTTTGATTCATTAATAAATTTATAAGAGAATATGATTGTAAAGCTAAAGAACCATGAGACCATCCCGCATACAAAGTGTTGGCAGGATTATGAATAGCCCTCCAAATTCTACCTGAAGTATTACTATCAAATCGTTTCATTTTAAATTGATCTCTAACCTCATATTGTAGTTCATAATGTTGCATTAACTTAACTCTTTTTGAAGCTGCGACATCAGAACCTATATTCATAAGAACATCTTTTGACATTTTCAACCATTCGTAAAACGCTTTAAGAGAAGTACGCCTGCTTGTATATTGGTTTACTAATAAGTTTTCAGAAAATACTGAAAGAGTAGCTCCAATCATATCTTTAATAATACCAGGTAGATTGAAAGATAAGTTAGCATTAGTAATAGCTCTTAATAGATTTCTCAAAGGTGCACCTAAATTGATGTCCCCAACCATCCATCTAAGGTCATTTCTTGACCCAAAGAATATAGAATCAATTCTATCTGATATTTTACTATAAGCTCTACTTTCTATACCTTTAACCATAACTCTATTTTGACTAAAACCTTCCATAAAAGCATCGTCTTCGTCAGTTCTTCCTAATATATTTCCTTTTTTAATTAAATCAGAATTAGCGATTTGCTCTTTTATAGATAAGGCTTTTGGTAGATATTTTTGTTTTTTACTAAATTTAACTGATTCGTAATAATAATTTAGTAAACTACCATACATATCTCTTGTTAATATATTAGCGTCTTCTAATCTGTCGTTATAAGGAACTTGTAGATTGTTAACGTTTTGAAAATCTGCGTGATAATTTAAAGCAAATCTTCTATCTTTTTTTCCATTTTTATCCAAATCCTTTGTATACTCACCTTTAGCAGTAGTTGGTTTAAAATATAATGAAAACCAGTTAGCTAACTTCAAAGGTATTTTTTTATACCATTTCGCATTTCTAGCGTATTTCATTTTATCTTTAAATCCACCAACTTGTTGAGGTAGTAAATATAAATCACTACCAACGTGATTTCTTTGTAAACTCTTTGAAGATTTTAATAAGTTAAACATTATATCGTACATTTCCTTATAGTCGGGATGCTCTTGAATTTTTTCAAACTCAGAGTTATAGTATTTATCTAATCTTGGATGTTTAACACCATGACCAATATGTTCATTATATTCAGGATTAAGTAACCCACTTTCATTAGCTGATTCCTCAAATAAATGATTTGGTTTAAGTGTTATATGGTTTTTATTCTTTGGGGCATTATAAGTGTACCAGGGATATGGTTTTGTCATAGGACCCATTTCTGTATTAATCGTATAATGATTCTCATTAAACCAATTTTCATAACCAGGTTCGTTATTCTCATAACGTTGTTTATCTCTATTATATTCTGGAGTTGTTAATTCCTCAAAAGGTTTTTTTACTTTATTTTTTTCTACCTTTTGACGATTAGATTCTCTTATATCCTCCATTTCCCTCATGATAGATAACAACTCCTGTCTTTGCTCATCTGATAATAAATCAACATTTGGCTGATTGTTATAAGATTTTCTTATATGCTTGAGTATTGCATTTTTACGATTTCGTAATTTTTCATATTCTTCACCATAATGTGGTAATTCAACTTTGTTAAAATAATCCTCCATCTCTTTATAGAATTCATCACTATAAATTTCTTGAGATTTTGTTTGTACAAAAAACCAATAGGCATTTAAGTTTTCAGAAGTAGGGTTTTCTTTATAATTTTCTACTAATTGATTAATTGTATTTTTAAATGATTGATTTTCAAAATCGTTAGAATTATTTTTTTCAACAATCTCTTTTATTTTTTGATTATACTCTTGTAATTCTAAAGCTATTTTTAAATCTTCGCCTGTTTTCTCATAACCTAATTCGTCAGTAGTTAAAGATAAATTTCTTCTCTCGTTTCTTAATTTATGAAAAAGCTTCATATCAGAACTACCCATATTTTCTTGTCTAAATACACCATTTTCATCAGTATACTTACCTACAATAGCGTATATTTTATGATTTATTTCATCAATAGCAGCTCTTGTTTCAGGACTTAATGAAGCTTTTATCTTAAGATATTCTGGTGAAAATTTTGTAGTATAGTGTTCAGATTCTATTTCCTGATGTCTTTGTTCATACTCTCTCAAGCCTTCCGGACTAAGTTTATATAAATCACTAACGTCTGTTATTTCAACTTTATATTTGTTACTTAGTTCTTTGTATAATTTTTGTAAATCTTTCTTATACTCTCTTTCAGCAATACCTCTGTTTACTTTAGAAATCATATAACCTGTTTTGTTACCATTTTCATCTTTCTCTGAAATTTTTTCGTGAATATCTCGAAAATATATAGGATGTTTTTTAGCTAATTCTTTCATCCTATTTTCAATAGAGGTTAACCTTTCTCTAAAAGTTTGGTCTACTTCATGTTGGTACTCATCTATTATTTTACCAACCATGTTTAGTAAGAAGCTATTACTATTGTGTTTCAATTGTAAGAAATTAAAATAAGCAATTTCATTTCCACCAAATTCAATAGATTTTACTATTAGTTGATGTTGTTTTTCAGTAATGTAGCCTTGAATTTCTTTAATATCGTTAATTAAAGCTTTAGTGTTAATTTTTCTATATATTTCATTAATTTGAGTTAATTTAGCATTAATGTTAGAGTATAATTCATTTAATGTTTTCTGTTCATTACTACTTATATTCTTTACAGTATTTCCAAAACCATCTGCTTGTAATATATCACTCATTTCTTTAATAATAGAATTACTCCAATCAATATCATAAACTTTTATCAGATGTAACATTCTAAACACTTCTTCATCAATAGTTTCAATCTTATCACTTATACTTATTAATCTATCTGATATTGTATTTAATCTATTACTTACTTCAACAAGAGTTTCACCTATTATATATTTAGAGCGATTTAAATTATCAGATTCACTATTTCTATCATATTTAACATCTAATTGTTTATCATCAAGTTTTTTTGACAAGGTGTGTAAATTTCTATAGACATTCTTACTACCTTGTTTAAGATGTTTGTCAGAATTTCTTAATTTTTCATTTATCAAGTAACCAATATTTCTAGCTTTTTTGAGAATTTTTTTCTCAATACTGTCCATACTACTAAGTTCGGTACGATCTTTAACATACTCCAGTATATTTGAAAAAGTTATTTCGTTTGTATATAATGGTATAAACTTACCAGACTTTAAGTTTAATTCTCTAATTACACCATTTAACGAATTTACAACATCGTCTGTTTTATAACCAAATAAGTTAGAGAAAAAGTTACGAATATGGAATAAAACTCTTTTATACAATGATTCATTTTTTCTGGAACTCATTATTTTAGCTAAAGCTTTAGTAACTAATTCATTCTCTCTATTTGATTTATAGTTTCTTTTTACTTCTTTCCATATATCTGGATATTCTTCTTTAGCTTCATTTAACAATGTTTCAAATAATTCAGGATTTTGTTTCTCTATACCGTGTACAATAGGGTGTAAACATTCTTCAAATGGAATATATGATTCATATGTAGCATTATTATTAAAGTATATAGTATTTCCGTGAATAAATGTAATAGAATTATCATCAACACCTTTTTCTCTTTTTATTTCCTCAAACATAGTCTCAGGTAAAGCTTGATACTTAAGACCTGGAATAAGTTTACTCATTTTGTGTATAGTTTCCTTAAACATTTCACCAGTTATAGCGTGTGTATTTGTACCAATATTAACATCAACACTCATACCAGAATTAGAAAACGCTACATCTATACCGTGTGCTTTAGCAAGCATTTCTACTTTTTTAGCACTATTCTCAACATTTAAATCGTTTAATCGTATATCTCCTTTAGAAATGTAACCGTGTACGTAATCTTTAATGTTGTTTAAAAAGTTCATATGGTTAGTAGCACTATTGTTGTCTACTTCTCCATATTTTTCTATAAGTTTGTCTTTAGATGGAATTTCTTTACCGTTAAGAATCCACTCTAAATAGGCGTTTTCCTCACTGCCTGTTATAGCAGTGAGGTCAGCCCATTCTTTTGTATTTTTATTAGGACATATCATAATAATTATTATTTACATTTTTCCACTATTCGTTTAATAATTTCTAATGTTGGTTTATTATTTTTTAACATATCATTTATTTCAGAATTATCTTTAAAATTATTCGCTATTTCAGTACGAGAAAATATTACATTTACTCCATTAATATTCATAACAGAAAGGTCATCTAACGCTTTACCTTTTTCTATTCTTATACTTTTTGGAGTAGTATCTCCTACATTATAGTTAACTATAACAGGTAATACGGCAATATTTCCTACTTTTAAACCAGTTGTCTCCTCAATCATTAGTTTATACATTGATATTTGTTTACTATACTGGTCTGATTTAGATAAACCATAATGAGTATTTTCAAAGTTTTTATACCCAGATTCTGTCATAGTTTTTATATCATATATATGAACAATACCTTTATTGTCAACAGCTATCAAGTCAGTAGTTCCAGCTATTCCCATTTTTCCATAACCAACATTTTCTTTAATATTATCAGAATACCAAGTTATTTCATCAGATATTATAGTTAAACCTCTATTTTCAAATTTAGTTTTAATATCTTCTAATTGTTTTCTGAAGTTTTCTTTATAGAAAATATTATCACCTTGAAACAAATCATTTTCAGTTTCTTTAGTAACACCATCTTTTGAGAAAAATTCACGTATATAACTATCTACTTTATTACCAATTCCAGCAGCTGTTTCAAGTAAAGTCATACCGTCAAACGATATTCCTTTAGCTTCTTGTTCTGAAAGAATGTTTTTAGTTGTGTTATTGTATTGTAACACTTTACCATTTGGTAACTTGATATAATTAAATCCATTTTGATTAACTATGATTTGTTCATTTGCACTCTTATTAGAGTAATGATGTGCGTATAATGAATCAACAATATTTGAATATTTTTCATCGTTTGTTATTTCTACATATTGTTTATTGTTACTATCATAATAGAATACTTTATCTGTAATATTA